GGCGGCAACTCCCGATGGAAATTTTATTTTCTAAAAGATTCCTTACCGGGGTGGGGTGGCAGGCCAGCTCGATTTTTTCCCCAGATCTCTCAGCACGTTTTTAAGAATACATCAAAACGATCTCGGGGTTTTAACCATCTACCTGCCATACCTACCACTCCCTACCATTAAAGTATTAGAGAATAGAGAGATATGAAGAGGCAGGTAGGGTTGGCGCACCAGAACGCCGTGGCAGGTAAATTATACCAACCAGACCATAATCAGTTATTACCCGATCCCTTTTAATCAATCACCTCACGAATCACCCATTCGACCAGCCATCATGATCTTTGAATACAAAGGGCGCGGGTAAGCCTGTTGCCACAAATGTTGCAACTAACTAACCAAAGAAAAACCCCGCGCATGGATTCCATGACACGGGGATTTAATTGAAGGAAATTGAACGATCAGACGATCCGATACTTCCGCGAATTATGGTTCCCGATTCGTTCAAACTTGATCGGGCAGTCACCCTGGGCAAAACGGAAGATCCGGCCATTGTAGGCACGGAAGATCTTACCCATAGCGGATCGGCTCTTCGGCCAGATCTCGAACTCCTTCGTCTCCTTGTCGATCTTTCCATTGATGTGATCGGCAAAGAGATTCTCCTCACGGCAGATCCAGATCAAATCATCGAAACCAATGCCATCACGGCACTTCAGCTCGATGGCATCGCGGAAGACCCCGGCAGCCATCTTCGTCACCAGCGTCTTCATATCGGCACCATCCTGATCTCCGAACTCATCCGCATCCAGACGCCGCAGCGGCGACCCGAATCCAGCATGCTCAACGATCCCACCGATCACTCGTGACCATTCTTCAAAGCCAACAAGCCTCTCGGTGCCTTCAGGCATACCAGCATCAGCCCACGCTTGGATCAGTGAGGCCAGCGCCGAGAGAATCGAATGCCTGATCTCAGGACGCTCCAGATACCCATCGGAGATCGGGTGCTTGATCTTGCGAGCCTGCGGATCCGCCTCAAGGTTGAACAAATCCACGAATAGCATGCGCCCCATCAGATCGGGGGAAACCTCCGCCTGATTGCACGAGAACATTACCATCGTCCGCTTCTGAATCTCAAAGGTACGGTTTCCACCCATCCGGCGACCGGAATGCACCGACGACGTTGCAAAGGCCTCCAACGCGGCTCCCTCGAGCTTGTGACGGATATTGTCGAATACCAGGGACTGATACCCAGCCAGCACGGCAGAATCGAGAACTTTGGCCACCTCTTCCTTCTCCTCCGGCAGCGCCATCATGCGGCAGTACCCAGTCACAGGAATTTCCACGATCTTGATTAGAAGAGACTTTCCCGAGCGGGGTGAGTTGGCATTCCAGCAGAAAAACGGAATCTGACCCGATCCATCGATCACAAGGAAGCGCGAAACCATCGCCGCAATTTGAACCGAGAGCGACCTCCCACCATCCTCGGCAAAGGGGAACTCCGACAGCAGATCCCGCAAGAACTTTGTAGCCTGAGGAAGTGGCACAATATCGTAATTCATTTCCCCTCCTTGAGCTTCTGCACCTCATCGCGTAGGTAGCGGATGCAAGTTGTAATGTCGGGTATTGGATCAGTTATCCAATCACGATCTTCCAATCGTTTTAGCTCAGTATCGAGCGGTATCTCATCTTGTGGCGGCAACTTCGGATCAACCACATGGGTCGCGGTCTCGTAGTTTGGGTTAGGAATCCATTTCTGCTTTGGCAACGGGCGGCGGGTGCGGGCCTTTACCAAGCCATCCCAATATCCGACTTTGTAACCGATAGATGACTTGGCGGTCTGCCAATCTTTTTCGGGCCACTGGATCTCATCCCCTTCGCAGATCACCTCGTCAGGGCCAAGCTCTCGCCATTCGGGTTCAGTTATTCGAGAATCTTGGATAACTGGTTCCTCTGGCGCGGTGGCGATGGAGGATTCTGCTTTTTCTGCCCGTTCATTCCAATACATTTCGTTTTTGTGGTATCGGAGAGCATCCATCTCCCAGAGCTTTGCGGAGTGTTCTGCCTTGTTCAGAAGCTCACGGAGCCTTGCGACTTCTTCTTCTAAATCCATGCGCTCGACATCTGCCTCATCAAAGCAGTTATAATAGTATTCAAAGAGGTCTGTGAGTTGCTCGTTCTTCTCACGGAGCCTTTCGACCTCGGCTTCTAGTTTGAGGTTCATTTCTCCGACTGGTTCACAAGCGTAGCAGGAGCCTTGGCATCCTCGTGTAAAGCGATCAAGTTCCTCACGGAGCCTTGCTGTCATGTGGGCATCCCTCCTGAGAGCATACAGCTCCTTCTCCAGCTCCCGTGCCAGGGCAACCAGACCCCCATGATTGTGGAATGAATAGAAGACAGCATCTGTCCTCGGCGTCTCCGATTGCCTGATCCGGCGCTCCTGATCATTACGCACCTGATCGGCACGCTCCCATCCATTCTCCCAGCCACGCTGATAGCCCTCCTTCACACGCTCCTCCGTGCTTGGCAGCGTCCCGTCGGGATTCAGGAATCGGATCCCTTCACTATTCCAGTATTCTTCGGCAGTCATCGTTGGTCCTCCTAGGCTGCTGGTTAGAATGGGATATCGTCCTCGGCGATCTCCGGCGACGTGGCACGGGTGATCGGGGCCGCAATCGGCGTCCTGGTATCGGCGGCACGAGGGGTGAAAATCGTGAAATTCCCGATGATCGGCATCTGGAGATCAGGATTGGCATCACGCTCCTCACGCGAGACCCCCTGCTTTACGAATCCATCATAGCCGAACTCATCCCGGCCATTCTTGTTCTCGATCAGAACCAGATCGAGGTAGTTGTGCTTCTTCCCGCGATAGAGACGATTCTTATCGATCAGGTTGGTTTTGATTTTAACGGTAATCATGGTGTTAGGTGTTTTAGGTGGCGGGTTGGGTTGTTGGTTTGGGGTTGAGTGGTTCGATCAGGATCTGCGAGGTTGCGTCATAGCCGGGTCCGAGCCACTCCAGCTTGTTCTCCTTGCGGAGGATCGGCAGCTCGATGCGGGAGATCATCCGGAGGGGACGCTGCTGCTTGCGGAACTCATGCGAGGTCAGGACCGCCGAGGCGACCATCTTTCCCATCGACTCGTAGCCTTTCTCATAGGTCGTTTTCCCGTCATCGCCCTTCTTTTTGATCGACCTCCAGAACAGACAATCCTTTTCCACATAGGTTCGGAAGCTGTCCGAGTTCAGATCCTCCATGCGGTCGCTATGGGGTTGCAGGACCACCGGCACACCATCGAGCAGGAATACCCCGTTGCGTGAGCAGACCGCCCCGACATCACGGGCAAAATCCGACAGAATCCGATTCACCCGTGGCAGCTCGATCTCCTCCCGCAGTACCGGATTCTTATCCTCCAGGGCACCCAGCGCAGCGGCGGCCTCCTCCGCAGTCAGATTGCCATCCTTCAGCCTCTGGGCGATGGCCGACTTAGCACGACGGGCATGGCAGAGCTTCAGCGACTCCAGGGCGGATTCGATCACGCCCCAGGCATCCATGCCGGGGATCACGGCGGCAGGGCCTCCGACGAAATCAAGACGGCCCGACTCCATCAGCGCCTGCGTGATGGTTATGAGATTGGCCGGACGCCCCTTCTGCTCGATCTCACGGGCATGAAGGAAAATCTCCGCACAGATCGGCGACAGCCAATCCGGCGAGAACCCTTTCACCTCCGAGACCTGCCGACTTCCGTTGGCGACGATCCATCCCCGCACCAGATCATCGGCGCGGGGGTCAGTATATTGTTCCATTCTTTCTAATTCCTCCCTGTGGGTCTAGCGACCCGTGTCAATTCGTGAACGTCACCTGCCAGACATGCGGCTCAGGCCATCGGTCATCAGGATTCAGACAGACAATCTCGTGACGCAGATGCCGCTTCATCACGTTCAGGATCTTCACGATCAGCGATGAGGCCGCATACTTCTCACCGGCAGTGCAGGTAGCCCGAAGGGGCTTGGGGAATAATCCCTTCAGCTCTTCGGGAACTCCCGTGATCTTGGCCGTGGCAAAATTCCCCGGCTTATCGGTCGTGGTGATCTCAAAGGTCATTGCGGACCTCCTAAATCTATAACCAAAGCATTTTTGCCATTTTCTTTTGCCCAATTTTCAAAGATTTCATCGCGCCATTTTTTATAGCTAGAAATGAATTTGTTATCGTTGGCTTTTGAATGAGGAATTTCTGGATCCCATTCGCAAAAAACTTCTCCTGTATCACAAATTTTCATTCTGCAAATCACCCCGCATTCAGAAATAAAAACGTACATTTTCACTTCGCACCTCCTTCCTTGCTCAGGAGATAATCGTAGAACTCCACCATCGGACGGAGCAGCTCACAGGCCTTTTTCCGCTCCGTGGTGCCCCACTTCTCCACGGGCACCTTCCGACGCCAGATCGAGAACCACTGGTGGATCCCCTCGATGGTGACGATGGCCGTCCCCTTGCCGAGACCGTCATTGAGCTGCGGTTTCGTCGTCTCCTCCGAGGGAGGCAGGCCGAGGGCGAGGGAGAGCTGCGAATCAATCTGTTCTTCCGTATCCTCGACGAAATCCTCCCCATACTGCTTCTCCCCATACTCGCGCCACTGGCGCATCCAGAGAGACGAACACTTCTTGGCCACCTTGATCCGGTAACCGATCTCAAAGAACTCCTGCCCCGAAAGCACCTCCGGCAGCACCAGACCATCAGGCCTGAAATACCCCGCTGGCGTCAGTACCTGGGCGGAATCCTCTCCTTCCGTTTGTATTTCCAATGTCATCGTTATTCCTCCTAGTTATTTTGCCGCTAGGCTCCCCGACGGCGATTGAGTTGAGCCTCCCGAAACTTCTCCCTTGATCCCTCCGACTTGCGGTACTTCGTCACCTCGACTCCCAAAATGTCGGCAAAGGCGCAGACATAATGGCTTACCAAGGCGCGGGTCACTCCCAGCTCCCGTGCGATCTCGGCCTGTGACTTCCTCCCGTTGAGCTGATCCAGACCGGCACAGAGCGCAAGGGCCTGAGCTTGTACGGCGAGATTCTGGCACGTCAGCAGGGACGCAATGATGTGACCGAACTGCTCCCGATGCGCTCCGGAGAGCTTTTCAGCCTCCTCCTTGTGCCATTTCAGGACACGAAGCGCCTGCGGCGGCGTGATCCCGAGCAGATCGGCAAGAACCTCCTCCTCGGAATCAATCTCCGATGCCAGATCCGGCTCATAGGCACTCTCCATCGAATCACCCACCCAGGCACGGAAAGCGCCGTCAGGAGATGCCGAGACACCACTGTGATGATTGAACATCATGCCGCCCCCTTTCGCAGACCGAGGAATGACCTGATCCGGCACGCCTTGTGACCCGTCAGGTCACAGAGAACATCCAGTCCCGATCCATTCAGGAAATGCAGCAGGGCAAAGACCTCCTTCCCCGAGATCATTCCATCGATCTGGTCCACCTGATAATTTGCCTGACGGCAGCGGCTGAACCGACGGCGGCCCACCTTGTAGACATCTCGCGGCTGACCATTGGCGACGATCCCCTTCCGCTCAAAAATGCGGTAATCATCGATCGCCTGATTGATCACGGCAGAAAGCAGCCCGACCAGAGCATCATCCTCGGTGGTTTGCTTCATCGGATTCCGATCGCCTCCTGCTTGCGGTTCTCCATCTGGATCGACCGAGCCTTCGAGGAACGACGGGCACCGGAGACCGCCCCGCCACGTTTGCCCAGGAACGAACAAGCCGCATACCAGTCGCAGCCATGCTCACGCATCACCGAGCGCACCTTCATCTCCCATCCCAAGCGATCAAGGGGCTTGGAATTCATCGCACGGCCTCCTTGCGGTTCAGATCGGCGACACCGGAGTAGGAAACAAACCGATTCAGATCCTGATCAGGTGACAGCCAGGTAATCTCATCGAGGAAGCGATTCGATCCATTGCCCGGGGCAGGGGACTGGAAACAATCAAAGCAAACCAGATCCCCGTCATTGCGGAGGAAATGACCAAACTCCTCCCCGCAGAACAAACAGCACCGGCTCATCGCCCACCTCCCTTGCGGACGAATTCCCACGAGATGACAAACATCGTTGCGGCTGCAAGGCCCAGATAGAAACGCTCCAGATTATTCATCGGGAACCTCCCATGATCTGATCGACCAGATCGCCGACTCGTGGCGACATCGATGTCGAGGGATACACCGTGCTGCGGATCTTCAGGCCGGTCCGGCGCTGAAGCATCGATTTTTCAAACCCCGTGAAGCGGCGATACCAGATCCAGAAACGGACCATCTGGTACGCCAACTCCCGGCGAACGATGAAAAGAACCACCGAGAGAACGCCCAAGAAAAGGGCGATCATGCGGCCCCCTTTCGTGCATCAGGGCACACTAGGGCACACTGGGAACCCCGATTAACAGAGTGGCGGTGAGGGAGGGATTCGAACCCTCGGTACGAGTACACATCAAGTTTAAGCATGGTTTTTCGTGGTTTACAGAGATACGGCGTGGTGTTTTTTGGTATGTTTTGATCTCGCAGGGCACACTGGGGCACACTACTTTTATTTTCATGGCCTCGTTGTTCACCCGCGAAAGAAGTCCGTTCTGGTGGATTAAATTCCGAAACTGCAAGGGAACGGTTCAAAGAAAGCCCACGGCGTATCGTCTTGATTCCAAATTGGAGACGAGGAAAGCGCGGGAATTGGCGATGCTTCGAAGTGTGGAGGAGTTCCGCTATGCGGGAACTGGTCCCGGGGAGGATCGGCATCTCAAGAACTGGGTGCCGCTGTGGCTTCACGGCACAAAGAGCGGATTGACCTTGAAGCGTTATCTCGGTGCCTGGACGCCCCTGAGCATTTTCTTTGATGCGAAGGGTATCGTTCTTGCCGAGCAGATCACCAGGGCGGATTGCCATGAATACTTCGCAACCCGCCGCATCGATATCGGCGGCCTTGGAAAAACTCACACCAACACGGTTCTTTTTGACCTGAAAGTTCTCCGCACGATTCTCTTTGAAGCAATGCGCCGCGACTGGATCCTCTACAATCCCGCCAGCCGACTTGGGATCAAAGCGGTAAAACCTAAGGAAAGGGCGGAAATGACCACCGAGGACATTGAAATCGTGCGATCCAATCTTCCCGAAGGAAGCGGAATGCGGATTGCCTTTGAGATCGCCCTGCATCAGGGGTGCCGGTTGCGGGAGACGAGCCTGCCTTTGGATCGTTTCGATCTGGAGGATGGAACGGTCACCTTCGATGTGAAGGGAGGAGGCACCCATGTCACCCTGATTCACCCCGAGCTGCGGCCCTTGATTGAGAAACTGATCAAAGTAAAAAGGAAAATGACTTGGGTTTACGAGGAGCAGGCTGCCAGAGACTTTTTCCGGCTTTTTAAGAAACTCAAACTTCGCAAACGTGCGATCAGCTTCCATTCGACGCGGGTGACCGCCGTGACGCGGATGGCACGCAGCGGATCGGTCAGCGAACAACAGGCGATGCGCTTTATCGGGCATAGCTCGACGGTTGTTCATAAGGTGTATCAGAGGCTTGGGGCGCACGATTTGGTGAACTGCCTGGACGCCTTGTCCGGTTCCAAAAACCTGTTGAGCGGAAAGAACGATTTTGCCGCAGCCATTTGAGGGCGTGGCAGACGGTTGTCATCGTCCCGAATTCCATCTCGTAGCCTCCGGCGATCATGGCCGTCACGTAGCCGGGAGAACGCCCCAGCTTTTCGGCAAGTTGCGATTTGTTGACCAGCGGGGACATGGTTTTTATTTTTTCGGGGTGCCGTAAGTTTTCTTGATCGCCTTGCGGACGAGGTCTGAAACCTTGAGATCGTCTTCCTTGGCAAGTTTGCGGAGGTGCATGATTACTGGCTTTGCAAGCCGAACATTGATTTTTGAATCAAAGGTCATTTCGTTCATCTGCCCTCTTGTCCCACAATGGTTCCCATACGGTCAATCTAATTCTTTTGCTTACGAGATTATTTTTCGCATTTGGTGAACAATGGTCTACATTGAGTCCATGACAGATACAGATAGGTTGACGGAAAACATCAGGGTGAGGATTTCAAAAAAAATGAAATCCCACCTTGAGCTATTGGCTGACCAACGTGGACCAGGGACAAAACTTAGCGACTTGGCACGAGAAGCCATTTATCAGACCTATTTTGCCACATACCCTCTGACAGAAGTTAAGGGCATGAGAGCCGCAGAATTACCTAAAAAATCAAAAAGGCGCTGATTTTTACCTTCCCGTGTGGTACTCCAATGTATAACGAGTAAAGACGCATGAACAACTTATTCTTGGCAGCCACCACAGACCCCGCTTCGGCATTTGCTGCTATTGGTATTTTTGGGATCCTGATTGCGATTGTGATTGGGGCGCTCTATGCCCTCTTCCCATTGATCGTGATGTGGCAACTCGGCGGGGTGAAACAACGGATCGACCGGCAGCGCAACGAGGAATCGAAAGCGTTGAAATCAGCCGTGGACGAACTCCAACGGCAGAACAAATTGACCCGACAGCTCCTGCGTGCCTACGGGCACGATCCGGAAGCGTAGTTTGGTTCAGCGTTCCACGCGCCGCCAGCCGTCGAGCCACAGAAGCGCGGAAAGCCGGTTGGCATAGGCACAGACATCGATCTCGGGGGCATCTGGCAGCAACAGATGGATTCCTTCGTGCAACACGGTATCGAGCCTCTCACGGCTGCGCTGGGGAGCGATCACGATCTGATCCGGGGCGATGGCTAGGCCGAGAGCCTTTTCCCTCCCGAGCTTCTTCTCGGTCAGCCTGATCTTGCGTGGGAGTTTTTTAGCCATCGATCTCGTCGTGGATTTTCAGCCGTATCATGTCCATGAACTCATCCAGGCGTCCCATCAGGACATCGGGATCGGACGTGATGCAACGCAGCCGGAAAGGCAATTTGATCCCCTCGATCTTGACCGCCAGATCAATGTTCCAATCGGTGATCGGCAAACGGGGTGATTTCTTTCTCATGCGATGATGCGGTTCAGGCCTTGTTGTAATGCCAGACGGAAACGACATTACGGCCAACACTGATCCTGAACTTTTTTTTCTGAATGATTTTCTTGTTCAGGAGATTGTTGGCGCGGGCAAGCATGGTATTCCTTGCTACGCCGCCAGCCCTAGCCATGTCGGAAATCGTCAGCCAGCCGGCAGGAACCACGTCCGGAGTGCCCGTGCCGTGGGATTCAGAAAGGATTTCCATCAGCCAATCATTTCCTGTCTTTTCGGGTACTTTTTTGGGTAGGGCTTTCTTTTTCATCGTTCAAAAATTGATCCAAATCAAAAAGGCAGCCGCCATCCGTGGTCCTCGCCCTCACTGGGGCCGGTGAAGAGCCAGACCTGAGAGGCGGCATTCTTCCCTTCTCGGAACTCTCCCGCCACGATTCCCATTCCCCAAGCCATCGTGGCCCTGCGTGCCGAGGCATAGGTCATCTCCCGTTTGCGGGTCAGGGTACCGGAGCAATATCCGTGGGAGGATTTCATGGTGCGTCCCGGGGCCTGCATGGCCCGATGCGTGTGGGCAAAGACTACTTTTCCTCCGTAGGCCTCGGCCATGTCCCTGGCACACGATTCGTTGTAAAAAGTGCCGTGGGTAAAAGTCAGGTCAGCGCGGCGGTATTGCTGATAAATCCCGTCGTAGGGAATGACCCGCGTGCCGATCTTGGCGCAGCCGTCCTCGATGTGCTGGATCGCACGGTTACTGGCATACCCGATGACCGCATTGGGGGATGATTGCAGGTGCCAGAGTCGCGCCTCATGGTTCCCACAGAGAAAAATGTCGGGTCGGTATTCTTTGAGAAACATCAATCCACCATCGATATCGGGAGCGACCGGCTCCGCACTGTCGGCATCGATGCCACGGGCACCCGACCGGAAAGCCGCCGTGTCGATGGCATCGCCGAGGTGGATTGAAAGGTCACCCTTGCGGATCCATGCTTTTTTGAAATCAAGGACGGCTTTTTTGGCATCAGGGCAGATATGTTTTCCGTGGGAACATCCAATCGCCATGAAACGGGTCCACTTGGAGGTGATAGCGGCCATGTCAGTGGGTGTACAAATAGAGGTCGAGATCGGCGCGGAGTTTTTCCACGGGACCGTTATTCAGCAAAATCCGGTCGTAATTGATCACTTGATCCTCGGAAGCATGGGATTCGACGGGAACCGTGCCGGGGCGCCTGACATCGATGATCGTAAACCCAAACTGCTTCAGTGCGGTGACTTCGTTTCCAAACCGCACGTCATCAACGACCACGGAAAGACCCTCGGAAAGGCAGCGCGTTACCTTGGACAGCAAAATGCGGCGCCAAATGTCCGGCGCAATCAGATCACGCCCCCATTCGACGCCGAGTGTTTGCATGGCATAGCGGGGAGAACGGCCTCCAAGGAGGTCGGTTGGGGTCTCCTTGAGTTTCCCATCGATCATTTCCACGGATTCGATAATGCCGCACCCGGCCTCAATCAGGAGGCATCGGATCATCCGTTTAATCGGCGAAGCAAATCTCAAACGGCGGAAATGGTGCTTGAAGACGAGGTGGTCGGCGGCGGTCGATTTGCCGGAGCCAGCCAGACCGCTGAAGGCAATCAATATGGGCTTGGAAGCCATCTCCATGAGTTTGGTGTCAAGTCATTGGGAAAAAGGTTTCCCGACATGGCGCTGTCATCGACATATTAAAAAAACGTGTCGATGTTTTTAACAATTCACGCCATGTGAATAGAAATTGGCATTTTCTTTACACGTTTAAGTCAAGCCAACAGGGATTTTGCCGCTGTCAGGCGATTTTCCCAACCGGCAAGGAACTTTGCTTGAGAGGGACGGGATGCAACGATCTCCTCATAATGTCGGCGGATCTTTTGCAGAAACCCCATGCAGAGTCCCGTCGTGTCATGGACGGCAAACGCGGCCTGTCGCGTCATGTCACCAAGCACGCCATCCGTGCCGATCCGTGCCCCGTAATCGTTGCAGGCCTGCTGGAGGTAACGGATCGCCGAGCCGATGCCGATATTGACCCCCTCAAAGAATACCAATTCCTGTACCAGGACGGGTAACCCATTTAGCGGCGTCCAGTATTTTTCAAAATAGACCTTGGCAATTTCGTCCGGTTGCGGATCAGCACTGACTTCGGCATCCTTGAGGAGTAATCCGGCAAAGGTTGAACCTCCGGAGTCCTCGAAGACATTTTCCCAGACGATTTCCCCGGTGACGTGATTGAGTTCACATTCCCAATCCAAAACCAGATTCAGGGCCTTGCTAAATCCAGCGGGGTATCCGGCTTGCAAAGCCGCCATGCCAATATCGCTTTTTTTCACGGGGAAGGCGGGGTGAGGGGATCGGAAGGCTTGTTCGTGAATGCTGAACCGGCGACTTCGATTCCTTTACGGAGCGCACCGCCTCCGTAGATGGTGTAGGCAAGATCCTTGAGAGTTCCGCTCATCGCTTCATCGAGGACATGATGCCAGAAGACGCAGTACCCGAGGATCAGCACCAAAAAAGCCGTGAAAGCCGTGCCGACCCAGCGCATCCAGGAATCGGGGGTGTTCTCCGAATGAACGGAGCGGATGTAGCTCCAGAGGTTCATAGAGTTATGTTTTTTGAAATCGGCAAGGCGAAAAGTCTCAACGGGAATCCGCTTTCAATCTCAAAAAATGAAAGGCACCAATTCCGGAACTGCTGAACCTCTAATGCTAAATCAAAAAGCCACCATGCCCCATATTTAGCAACAGCCTCCTGCTCTTCTTCTGACCAGTAAACAGGGCAAAAAAGGAACCACCCTTCATGAGATACAAGAATCGACCTCATCAAAACGGGAGGTGGGGGGTGAACTCTGAAAGGAAATGCAATGACCAGCGTCCAATGGAAAAGCCGAGCGCGAATCCTCCGACGAAGATCCCGGCGAGGGCGACGAGCTGCCACGGCATCTGGACGACTTGGAGGGCGGGCTTGAAGGTCGAGAGGGCGGCCATCCCGGCTGCGATGGAGAAAATCCACACCAGGGCATCGCGTTCGCGTTCGGCACGGGCGCGGAGGGCCTTGTCCTTGGCATCCTCGGCCTGCCACCAGTCGCGCTGGCCGATGGCGATGTCGTATTGCGCCTCGTACCAGGCGATCTTTCCCGTGGCGGTTTCCAGTTTCAGCCCGAGATCATTGATCGTGGCTTGCAGATCACGAACGGCATTCTTGGCGACCGGATCGGTGACAATGGCGGCGAGGCGTGTGGCCTGTGCCGCTGCCGATTGCTGGGAAACACGAGCCGAGGAGAGCGCCGCATCGACCTCGGCATGGGGAGTAGATGAGGAAACATGGCGCACCGGACTGGAAGCGCAGCCGGTCAGGCTGACCAGAACTGTGGCAGCTAAAAAAAGCGCCAGAATTACAGAAAGTATCAAAACGGCGGTTTCTTTAATCGCTGGAGTCATTTTCTGATGTTTTTGTAAATCGTGACTGCCGAGGCGCAGATGGAGAAGGAAGCAGCACCAATCGACATGATGACCGCGATGTCGGAGACAATCGGGTGGGATTCGAGAAGACCCACTCCAAGAAAAACCAGCGAAGAGCAGGCCGAGACGATGGACCCCGTGATCCCAGGAAGAATGGGTTCCGAATGGTTCATCGTCCCGGCTTCTGCTTATTTGCTGAAGCGGACGTTCAGGACGCCTGCACCCGTAGGCTGAACAGTGATGTTCAGGGCGACGACGTTGGCAATCGATTGACCGGCTGGAAGCGTTACAACGCCGGTGATAGCGTTGAGGACAGCTTGCACATCGGCAACCTGAAGGGCTGCATTGGCGGTGACGGGCTGGGTTTGGAGAGCAATGCTCATAAGTTGAGTTTATTGATTCCCTTGGGGAGTCCTTTATTCATGTCGGATCGATGCCTGCATGAGCTAGGGATTGACCTTGAAGGGGTTCAAAATAAATGCCGTGTCAAAATCTACCATTTTGGCGGTGTTGCCGCGCACGATGCCGAACGAAAACCAGTCTTTGAATCCATATTGCATCCGCAAATCAAACATCGTCCATTGTCATAATAGGGGCAAGAAACGCAGATCGTGATCCTAGCGTGCTGTTCGTCGGCAGTGACGGGTTCCTGTCCAGACACGATGGCTCCGGCTTCCGCCACAAGGGCTTTACCAAAGCTGGCTACTTGGGTCATCAGGGGTGGTGGTGTGGGTTTCATAGAACAGTTACAGCTCATTGGAGTATGGGTATGCTCAGAAGGGCTGCTAAATCGACTTTGGGCTTGGGAGATCCAAGGTTGATGAACGACGGAATCCCGATCATCTGACCGATCATGCTTTGAGCCTGGCAGAAACAAACAGGGTTAGGAGTTGCAGAGGTGCAAGACCCGTCACAAACAGTGTAAAGGCATCCATATTGATCCTCCCCACAAGACGAATAATCGTAGCACGGTCCAAAACACACACCATGAGCGTCTTGTGCCGTATCTCCACCATTACACATTCCACAATCGTCAAGGACGGCATTCCCACAGCAGTTGTTTGCGCAATCTAAAGATAATGCGTTGCAATCCCAATTATTATTATTATTAACACCTGCTTCATTGGTGGGGGAATAACAAAGCCCATTACAATCGAGAGTAGCATCCCCGTTGCAATATCCTAAACAATCAAGATAGATGCAGTTTCCATTGCTGTCCTCTCCACAAGCAGAGACATCCCAGCAATTCCCACCGCAAACATTTTGGTAATCGCTATATTCGCAACCAACTCCCCAGATAATGTTGCAAATAGAACCAAAACCATTGCAAATGCAAGGAGATAATCCGTTGTTGTCTAAACAACCACAATCATTTGTTCCACACTCACTACAACAATGCCCTCCTGCGTTGACACTTTGAGGGGAGCATTCTGTAATATTGTAATCACTAAAATCATAAAAAGTATTTCCATCCTCGTTTGAGGGGGAATAGTAATTTACACCCGAGCAATCAATAATTGCATCTCCGTTGCAGTATCCAAGAGCATCCAATGTTGAAGATCCACCGCATACACCATTGCAATCAGCCCCTGCTTGCGAGGATGATATTCCTAAATCGGGGCCACAAAGTCCGTTACAATACCATTGTGCTGCATTAGTGTCAGAACAATTCGTGTAACTTGTGCAATCTCCATTGATGTCGGGATACAAACAATCCCCATTCTCATCTACTCCACACGATTTTTCATACCCGTAAACGCTAGAATCGCACGGCATCGCAATTCCTAGTTAGAACAAACGACGGAAGTCAGGTTTCCTGATCCATCATAACTCATAGCAAAAGTGCCATGAGTCAGAGGATTATTAGAAGCGTCGGTTGCCTGAATGCCGATCAGGACAGTTGGTGAACCATCCCATGAAAGATTGACGTATCCGATGACATTTGAGGACTGGTCTTGGATGATGTATCGAGCAGGGTTTGCTCCGGTTCCACCATCGGCATAAGCTGAAGATCCGAGTGGAAATAGATTGGAAAGCCCATTGTAGTTGGTTGCATGGAGATTTCCACTTGCATCGAATCCAGCCGACCCGTCGGCAAAAGATGCAGATCCATCGGGGTTCAAAGATGAATTGTTGGTGTATAGCCCACCGGAAGCCCCAACATAGCCATTGGTTCCAAGGTTGCCTCCTATATCAATGGTAAGATTTTGAGAACCAACAGAAATACCATTTCCAAAATCAGGATCTGATGATGGATTAACCGGAGTGTAACCAAGTGCGGATTCAATGTTTTCAGAAGTTACAGATGCATCTGAACCAGCAGCACCAGTGGAACCCGTAGCCCCGGTAGCTCCTACCAGAGAGGAAACGGCGATGAGATTTGTCCAAGACGAGTCACCAACGTGCTGCCATTGAATGTACCCCCCCGAAACTTGCAGATTAACGGATGCACCATTGCTGCCGTTCTGCCCATTGCTTCCAGCAGCACCCTGCAATGAAGAAACGGCGATGAGATTTGTCCAGCTTGAGTCACCAACGTGCTGCCACTGAATATATCCTCCGGCAACTTGGAGATTAACTGACGCACCAGCAGCTCCAGGGCTGCCATTGCTACCAGCGGCACCCATGGCTCCAGTGGCACCGACCAGGGATGACACCGCGATTAAATTGTTCCAGGACGAGTCACCAACGTGCTGCCATTGGATATATCCGCCGGATACTTGGAGATTAACTGACGCACCAGCAGCTCCAGGGCTGCCATTGCTACCCGCAGGACCCGTTGCTCCAGTGGCTCCGATCAGGGACGAAACTGCGATGAGATTTGTCCAGGACGAGTCACCAACGTGTTGCCACTGAATATATCCTCCGGCAACTTGGAGATTAACCGAAGCACCAGCGGAGCCAGGGCTTCCAGCGGGTCCTACGGGACCAACTCCTCCACCTTGCACGACGGCATCGATGACGGGGCCGGTCGGATTGATCGTGACATTGATCGTATCGCTCATGCCGAATAGTTGGGAGCGATGGTCACGGGGCCAGAAACCACCTGAAGCGGTTCCCCTCCATTCGTGGTCACAAAGATGTCATGAAAAAACGTGGCGTCTGAGGGAAATGGAAGCGGCAGCGCGGCGGTTTGAGTTCCCGTAAGGGAACGGGTAATGATCCCGGATGTCGCCGGGGAGGAAATCGTGACCGTGAAAGAAGCCAGAACCGCATAACCGAGCGAGGTCGGACCACGCCGGATCTGGGAAATGACGGTGGCTCCCGTCAAATCAATCGCCGTGGTGTCCGTGTGGGTGAGGTTGATCGTATCCTCATAAAACTGCCCCTGAGTGATGGGAATCGGCACGGCCATGCCGATGCAGGGATGTCAAACAAGCCTCTGGGAAGAGGCGCGTAAGACTATTTCGACAGAAATAGCCCGGAGGGCGGCACCGCTTTGCGGGAGCAAAGTGCCGTCAAAAGGAAGACGATCAGCAGACCAACAAGCCGTCAAAAGCTCCGCGCAAACCATCACACCGTCACAAAAGGCTGCTCCCTTTGCCTCAAATGCCCGAAATACTCGGGAGATTGTTCATGCCACGCCCTGTGGTGGACGATCTTGTCACCACGACGCTTGATATGGTCGCAGGCGATGTGAGGGACGCAAGCGATCCGGAGACCTTTGGGGTGCCACCGTTGCCAGCATAGGAAAAGATCCTGAGTGCCACGACCATCGTATCCGATGAAATCGGCAAGTTGGAGGGCCTTACGGGATAGCAACGTGCAACCAAGGCCGCACCAATCCGAAGGAACCACGGCCCCAAGGCCGATACCTGGGTAGGCGTAATCCATCCACCCCCGGCGTCGCCATCCGTGCTTTGCCGTGATTTCCCAGATATTCCCATCAGGGGGGCATTTCTTTACCCGTTCGCGGAGGCGGATCATCCGTTTCTGCTCTTTCTTTGCCGTTGCTTTGTCCTGGCATCCTTTTAACCGATCCTCGCTGGCATCGAGGCAGAGCTTTAGACGGGCTGGAAGTTTCCTTTCTTTGGGCAAGAAATCCTCAGCAATTGGATTCTGTGGCGTTCCAAATCCGCCGAGGAAAAGGCCATTTGGATAGGTTGCTGCGGCGATGTCATAATAGGGATCACCGACCGAATCCGGCATTTGGAGCGTCCATTCTAGAACGCGAAGCGAATCAGGCGTGGGAATCGTGTCACTCTCGACCGACCAACAAAGATCGGCTTTGATCCGACGGGCAAAGGCGAAAGCTGCCCCCTGAAGCTGGGCGATACGGATCTGGGCTGACTCTTTGTAGTCTTTTTCGTCCTCGATGATTGGCAACCGGATGGCCGTAATCTTCCAGCCCTCGGGAAGGTGTCCCTTGGCAAACTCCTCGGCACGTTTGGATTCATCGCTCTGATCGGTCGCAAAGATAAAATGCGCTTCAGAGTAATGACCGGCAGCCGTGGAAATGGCCCTGATCAGTTGGGGCCAGACATGGAGGTAGGAGCGGGTCGCCGCCGTGATGATTGCAAACATGGGATCGTTGACCCCGGCGGCGTGTCAATTAATCCAATAAGTACCGTCTGGATATCCAGAATATGTTGATCCCACGCTGTCGGTGGAATAAGTCACCGGAGGGATGGCAAGGATGAGCGGCTCAATGACTACATTCGCGTCTGTAGCACAAGAAATGACCGAGGAGTAATTATTATCCACCGTAAAGGTCTTGCTCGATGTGCCATCGGAGGCATTGGTGATTGCCAGAAACATCCCCGTTGAAGCTCCTCCATTGTAAGAAACCGACCAATTTTGGCCTCCTGAAAATGTTGCTGCATTTGTAAATGTTGTAAAATCCACATTAGAAAAACCAATAATCCCTGAAGTGGTAACGGACGAGATGGCTGAACCATCAACAGAAAGAGAAGATGATGCCGTGGTGCCCACGGTGGATCCGCTGACCAGTGTGGTCGTTTGGTAGATCACGGAATCTCCCGTGATGTAATATCCGGAAGTGTAGGTGGAATAGGAAATAGCCTCTCGGATGCCTGGATGCTCGGAGGCCGTCAACAATCCGGAGGGTTGGAGATCAGTTCCGTATTGGGAATCCGCGAGATAAACATCACCACCGTTTCCCCATGTCGTTCCCTCCCAAGACAAGATGGCTCCGAGGTTTTTATATCCTTGCAAAGGAACCATGCCAGAAAGAGTTATCGTGGTTTCTGACGTGCTTTCATAGCTGTAGGGAGCATTGTAAATCCACGTTTGCCCGTAATCTGAGCCATGCTCTTCTGAGTTCAAATCAGTCATCGAAAGATAATTGAAACAAGTTGCTAAAATAGCAGTCGATCCATAGGTCAAACTAATGCTGGAAGTTGTGGAAAGGTCAGAAATCGGCCCTGTGTATCCAGAATTTGCCGTAAAGAATGTGCCGTAAATCACCTCATCACTTGCAGCCGTTTGCGTGGAATTGAGCGAATGAGAGCAAAGGCTTGTGGTGACCACTGTCTCATTTTCCACCGAAAAAGTTGTGAAACTGACAGCCGTGGTGGATGCAGTGGTGGATCCCGTTTCAAAACTCGTCGTGTAAAGATTCCACGAGGCCCCTGATGAAGCCGATGTCGTGGTCGTGGACATGAAAGCATCAGCAACGATTGCTTCCAAATAAGGATATGACCCAGAATTCCCTATTTCGCGAGTTCCAGAATCTGCAAATGTACCACTTCCAGAACCACCCGAAACAATCGGACCTCCTGTTGTATTTGCTGCTATGTAAGTATCATTTTCGGTGAAATTGATTTGAGGCCATGAAACCGAATAATATGGAGGCCAAGTATCTTGAGGCCACGCATCGCCAAACTCGTAGCTGGTGATCGGCATGGCCTAGGATGCGATCCAGACGCCGGAGTAATGACCATCGGCGGATGATACCGTAGACGGTGTGAGCGTTACGTTCCCTTGGAAGATATTGTAGGTCATGCTTGCCTTGTAAAGGCCTACCAGCACATCAACTTCGCTCGGCATAGCATCCGTGGCCGGAGTCTGGATGTCCGGAGGAGAGGCATCGACATGAATGGTGGCAGCAGTAATCTGAGTGCCATCGGACGTGCAGGCTGCCTTCACATACCAAAGGCTGGCCGCATCCACGGAAAACGTGTCGTAGATGTTGCTAGGGAGGAGTCCATTCACGACTCCGGGCCAGAGAGTGATCTCGGGCGCGGAAGAAGTCCCCCCTGGGGAAATATCAAAAGGTAATTTGGAACATGCAGCGGAAGCGTAATTTCCAGCAATCGTGAGCGTGGTTCCTCCGGGAGCCGTGGTGACGGTATAACCGGGGCCTTTCTGCAAAACGAGTTCGCGAAAATTGCCCTCGAGGATGGAGGCGATCCGATCCCATGCGGCGGGAGTCAGCAATCCAGCTCCGGACATCCTCGGAAGCAATCTCATGGCCTAGAACCCGAAATGGCTTCCGCTGCCGCTGGTGTAATGATAGAGACTATCCGACCATCCCTTCAGCCCCGAGGCACGCAGCTCGTAGCTGTTGCGCCAAGTCGAGGAGGTCAGGGATCTGGAACTTGCCCCGGTCAAAAGCCAATTTGCCGATCCAGCTAGGGAAGGAAGGGTGACGCTTTTAAAACTGGAAGAGTAGACCTGCCCCACAGTCGAAAGATCGACAATATCGGTTTCAACCAAAGTGACATGAGCCGTGACCGTGGGATTCAGATAGGAATCGACCCCCCAGAGGATAAACTGGGCATACCAACCGAGTGGAGTTGTCGGTCCTGCCGTCACCAAGGCTTGCCAACCGAATGCCGCGTCCGAAGGGGAGGATTGAGCCTTGGAAATGGCGTTGAGATCGGAATCAGAAAGGGCATGGGCACCACCCGAAGCAAAAATGGGGTGGGTGATCAGTGGTTCGGTCGAGCATGAGGAAGTGATCTCGATGTTCTGACCAAGGCTGGCGCTGCCGATTTGTTTGTAAGTAACGACGTATTTGCCTCCAGTGTAGCTTTGCTGAATGTCGTAAGCGTCACTGGGTACCGAAGGGTACCCATCAAAAGATTCCAGCGTCGTGTTGGTGATGTTCTGACCCAGCGATGAATCAAACTGAACCGATTCTGAAGTGGTGGTGTAAGCCATAGGTTATTGGGCAAATGCCGCAGCCGGGATCGAAGCCACGGCTCCGGGGGCGCGGGAGGTATTGTCGGCGATGCGTTGGAGCAGGCTGCTCTGACGGCGATTTTCGACCAGGATCGGATTATCCCCAAGCAAAGCGGAACGCCCACCGCCACCGACTCGCTCCAGGGAATCGGCAATGATGGAAAATTTATTGGCCCCGATGTCGGAAGAATCAAAATTGCCAGATGGAATGGAATACTTGGAATTTGCATCCGCCCGACCTTCCTCGTTGGCTTCTTGGGTTTTTTCAGTAGCCGTTGTTAAGGGTTTTAAATTCTGAACAAGTTTTGACCCCAGATCGGAAAGCTTTGTTTTTAGATCAGAAGAAACCAAGAATTCCTCGTTTTTCTGATTGTTTTTAAAATTGGTAAGGCCGTTCCCTCTAGATTGCACATCTTTAAGAATATCATCAAAACCCGTGGCTTTGAATCCAGAGAGTCCGGCAGTTTTACCAAGCAAAGGGATTTTTCCGAATTGTTCCATTGCTTCCTCAATGACCTTTTGGAATCCAGCCTCAAAATAGTCCAAGGGAGTTTTAAATACGGTGATCAAAAAATCACGAATCTTGGCACCAAAAAGCAAAAATCCTTCTAAAGCAGCGGATAACCCTTCCTCACTAAAAACCAAAGAGATGCTATCTTGGAAAAATTGAACCAATTTGGACCATTCGTCTGAAAAATCTGTGACAAAATTGCCAATCACATTGCCGAAACCAACGCCCCAGGATGAGAAATCGATTTTTTCAAAATTCTCAATGACACCGTGAAGTGCAGGAACAAAAGAAGAACCAATACCAACAAAGAATCCCGAGATTTTTTGACCAACGTGCGAAAGCGCTTCGTTCGCTTCTTTAAAACTGGCGGCATTTTCTCCAAGAAGTTTGGCCGTATTTGAAACATTTCCAGCATTTTGAAATGACGGCGAATTAAATACTGCGAGAAGCTCTGCCCCACTTTTCCCAAAAATCTGCATCGCTACAGCAGCTTGTTCAGTTGGGTTGCCAAGTTTGTGAATAGAAGCGCCTATTTGTTCAAACGCCTTGTCAGGAGATTCATTCGCAAGAGTCCTAGCATCGAGGCCAAGGGCATGAAGAACAGATGCCGAACCGCCGCCGTTAACAGAAGCGGCAAGATTCTTTTGCATTTTGGCAACTGCTGGTCCGATCTTTTCAGCTTCCACCCCTGAATCCTTGAAAGCCATGCGGAGTCCGTAAAGGTTTTCGACGGCAATGCCGGTTTTATTGCTAAGTTCCTGCATTTCCGACCCAAGCTCCATGGCACCGTGGAGTCCTTCCATGATGGCCCCAACTGATCCGACGGCTGCCACAACTTTTGCGATGGGGCCAAGCAATTCGCCGAATCCTTCCTTGCCCATCTTGGCTGTTTCTTCCTTAACGGCACTTGTGGCCCGCTTGAGCGATTGTGTCAGCGGGGCGATGTCGAGACCGAATTGAGCTAAAAGGGATTCGTTGGCCATCTTTGCAAAGGTTAAAAGTCAAATCCCACGAATTTTAAATCCGGGGTATTTTTTGGCCACATCAGCAATTTTTTTGAACACTCCGGAACGGACATTACGGTGGTAATATCCGACACGGCCATTGATTGCCTTGAGCAAAGCAGCACGACCACCGCCGCGAACGGCTGCGCGGGTGAAATTCTGAATCAGGAATCCAACCTTGGAAGCCGTCACTTTCCTGACATGGCTAACCTCATCGGAAAGGACTTTCCCATTCACCATGGCTTTGTTGACGTAGCCGGTAGGCGTTTTTGGCAAAGGGATGCCCATGCGTTGCGCCAAAAGCACCCAGGAGCGTTTTGCCGTTCCGATGCGGCGTTTCAACTCAGCTTCCCGCTGTTCGGAAGTCATCTGAATCCATGCCCAGATATAATCGGGGTAATGGTGGCGTCCACTTTTGCCGGGGCCGACAAGATAAGCTGTTCCCTTGGCTAGCGAGGATTGGGGATGCTTGGCAGGAGACGGTTCGCGTATAAAAACCCATTTTTCTAGGCTTTTTTTAATGGAATTTGCCGTGGCCTTTGGCGTGTTGGAAACGGCAGCAGAAAGTACGCTTCCGATTTCGGCTTTGACCACTTCTTCATAATTGACCCCGGTGAGGCGTGCCATCGCTTCCACGGCGCGGTTGAAGTTTGAGGTGTCGATTGTGAGGCCGGATTTACTCATCATCTAGTCCCTCGGTGCCAAATGATCGGGCAAATTCCATGAGGTGATCGATCTGCTGCGGCACCGGCTCAGCAGGAGTGACGGTCCAGATGTCGTGCGATCTCAGGGCAGCGTGGTAGTAGGCATTCACCCGATAGACTGGCAGCTCCATGATCTGCGCCTCGGTAAAGCCGCCCTCCTTTGCCAGCGTAAAAATCAGGCTGGCAAGCGACGGCGGCTCTAGGAGTTTGGGGGTGGTGTTTCCTTGCTGGCGGATCCGGGCTTGGGTTCGACCTCGATCTGGGTTTCCTTTTCGAGATTGGTGACTTCGATGAACCATTCGGCGGCAATCTTGAGATCCTCGGGACTGAGGCTTTCCATGAATCGGTCCTTGTCCACCAGGTAAGCCGATTTGTTGAGCGTATTGATGGAAACCCGCTCGATCGGGGCCGCGATCAGGTAGATGAAAGCAAAAAGGAGTTCCTCGTTTTTGTCGGCCTCATCGATGTCGAGCCAGCGGAGGATCCGGGCGAGCTTGAGCTTCACCCCGTTGCTGTAGCTGCGGACCTTAACGCCGCCGATGACGGGTTCCTCCTGGTAGAGGCGTTCGTTGAGTGTTTCGGTCATAGCTTGGAAATCAGGCGCTGGCGTTCGGACTCACTCGCATTGGAGGGAATGAAGGCGGCGCGGCCACCACGGGTGACCTTGATCGTCGGGGAGGCGTTCTTGATCTCGTTGCGGAGGCTGCCAACGTTCTCCATGAGGCATTTCATGAAAGCAATCGGATGATCGGGATTGTCGATGATCCATTGGCGGTCATTCCATCGCTTGAGGAATTCGGATTGGGAAATGGTTTCCCCAGCAAAAGCCTTGAATTCGATTTGGGAAGATTTCAAAAGCCAGACAACGGTCCGGCGGGGCTTGCCATCGATACCCTGCTCAATGGTATCGAGGTACCCGTTGTCGGCCAGATTACCCCCACAGGTGATGGAGGCGGCTACGGCGTGAGTATTGGCCGAGGAGAGGGGATGCTCGTGATCGACGAGCAAAGAGAGGTTTTCGTGAAGGTTGATTTCGGGGTTCATGATAAAATGTCAGGGGAGGGAAATCCTAGGAAGCTCCGGGGAACCACTTGCCCTTGTAGCTCCAACTGTTGAAATCATCCGATTTCTCGGTCTTGGAATAGCTGTCGATGATGATCACCCCGCCGCTGATCGTGCTGGGGAGGTTGGTGGTGGCCACGCCGAGGGTGATGGAAGGGTAATCGGCCTGACCATCCACCGAAAATTCCCCCGTGGGATCGAAGGTGGCAGCCGTGGAGAAAGCTCCGGAGTAATCCTTGAGAACCTTGGTCTCGACTTTCTTGGAGGTGGTGACCTTGGTGATGACCCCGCTGGTGAAGCTGGAGATGCCGATGGAAGCTGTGATGGCGGACATGGTGGTGGATCAGTTCGGGGTTAGCTCCACTTCATTGCGGAGATCGTAAAATCGGGGAAATCGTCCTGAGATTCGTCCACGCTGATTTCGGTGACCACAACCGTGCCGGATGTGACCGAGGAGGTGGCGGCCACGGTGGAGAGGGCGGCGTTGCCCTTGCCCTTGACGCTGATCTTGGTCTCGGTCATCGGGGTGACCGCAGCTTGAACCGTGACGCCGGATGCGTTCTTGATCGTCTTGACCTCGCGGGTCACATCCTGGGTGACCTCGTTGATGACGCATCCCGTGGGAGCGGTGACAAGAGCCTGAAATGCGGAGGATACGCCAATGGTTGCGGACATAGGTTACTTGGATGGCAGGGGTTCGGGTGCCGGTGCCGGGGCGGGTGCCGCGACATCCTTTTCGAGGATGAGGGGGTTGGGCTTTTTCTCGTCGCTCATGAAGTGAATGCGCCTGTCAAACGAGCGACATGGTCGGAGCGAGTTGAAACCGCTGAAAGCGGACCCGAAGGGCGAGCCTCGCGGGAGCGAGCGAGTTCAAATCATTCCGAAACGCCCACCGTGGCTTGAACCTCAGCTACCCAGGTATGATTCTCGCGGGAGGTTTTCGTGTTCACAATCCAGACACCTGCGAAGCTGGCTGATCCGGATGGCCAGTTGGTCGTGAGGTAATCGGCATCGAGGCACGATCTGACGGAATTTAGCGTGTCGGTGAACGTCGAAAGGCTGTCGGATCCAAGCAATGCCGGGGCCACGATCTTGACGGTCACGGTGGCCTTGTAGAGGGGGCCTGCACTATGTTCGATATCGGCAGCGGCAAGGATGAGGTTCAACGACTCAGGTGTCATTTCCTCGTAATCACTGCCAAGGTAGATGGTCGTGCCGCTGAATGATGGTTGGAAAGCGGTCCGGAGTGCGGACTCGATGGTGAGCGGGTTCATTATTCGCGGATGGCGGTGACGAGGATTTCTGCCGAGAGAGGCGATCCGGGGAGGCTGGTGGCCGTCTCGACGCGGTAGGTGACGTTTTCCACGACAAGTTTGAGCTGTGTTCCAAGAGACGGACGGCTGGCGCGGGTCATGGGCCAGCGCACCTTGATGTTCTTGTCGGTATTGAATCCACCCATCTCTAGGGACATTGAGGGCTGCGGAACGGTCACATGCGCGTAAAAGGGAGTGCCGGTGCCGAGCTGGATGAGTGTGCCGAGCGTGTCGGCGATCTCGTTGGCCGCACGGGTGCGAAAAGCGGCGATGGAGGTGCGGTTCACGAAAGAATCAGGGGTGTCAAAGGTTCCAAGAAAGAAAGAAGGGGCACCCCTTTCGAGGTGCCCCTTGCTTTGTGAGCCTAGGAGGATTAGGCAGAGATCGTCCGGAGGGCGCTGGTATCAGCAACCGCCGAGCCAACAGCCAGGTCATACGAGCCGTAGAGGGAGCGGGTGGACTGGTCGGCCCAGATGTTGAGGTTGACCGCGACGCCGAGATCGGGAATCTCGATGACCTCGGAGAGCTGGAGCAGGGAAGCCACAGCGGGATCGATGTACGGGATGGCGGTGGCCACGGCCATCGCTTCCTCTGAGGCTACTAGGCCCTTCACTGTGCGCGTCGTACCGTTCAAACCGTTGTCTGTTCCACCGGTGATTCCGGTCCAACGGTTGTTCAGGTAGATGCCGTTCTCAAACCCGTAGGCACCCTTCTGGGCGACATCGAGGTTGAATCCGGTCTGGGGCAGGAGGTACTGGTAGTAGCTGCCGTCGAGGATCAGCGCCTTGCTGGAGCTGTTGCTGATGGAAGCCCAGATCGTTCCGAGGGCGGCACTGATGAAAGTGTTGCCGGGAAGCGCATTGCTGGTCGTGATCGCGGAGGTGTAAGCCGTTCCGAAGGTCGGGGATCCGACGGTTCCTGCACCGATCGGCGTCAGGACGTTGTCCATGACGGCATCGGCGAGTTTGCGCAGAGCGATCTTCATGAGCTTCTCCAGACGGAAGCCCTGGTTGAGCTGCTGGCTGGTCAGGCCGAATCCGGCGCTGATGTGGGTCATGGTGATCGCCGCGTTGCTGAGGGTCGAACCGGCAACGGCAAACGACGTGGGGTTGGAGACCGCAGCGGCGCTGGCGGTGGCGACACCGACCTGCAACTTGCGGAGAGGATCGACGACATCCGACGAGAAATCCGTCGAAAATGCGTTGAGTGGTGCGAGGCGGTTCTGGAGAACCGTCACGGCTGCCCTCGTGCCCGTATCGACAACGAGGGAACTGCTAAATGTGTTGGACATTTGAATGTGGGGTTGGGGTTGGGTTTATTTCCTCGACCGGGCTGCAATGGCCTTTTCGAGGTCACGGCGGTGGGTTTGGAAAAATTCTAGGCGTGCAGGACCGGCTTCCATCGCCTCGTATTGCTCGACCAAGGATGGCTGCGCGGCACTTTCGGAAATCTGCGGGATCTCACAGGCAGGCATGAGGCCGAGAACCGTTTTGACGGAGCGGTGAAGCATGTTCAGCTCGACGAGCTGGGCTTCCTTGATGGCAAGATTTTCACGCAGGGCCTTCAGCTCGGTTTTCACGGCGGCAAGCTCGATGCGGTTGGCTTCGAACTCGGTATCAATGACGCGAAGGCGTGCCAATTCGGCAGGAACGACAACCGGGGCGGCGGCGGATTCAACTGCAGATTCCTCTGCTGTTGGTTCTGCTTTTACCTCAGGTTCCTCAAGAACGGGTTCGCTCTCGATGACGGAATTGAGTTCTTCCTTACCTTCCTCAACGACCGCCTCCACAGCGGTGGCCTCGGCGGCAGGGGCGGCTTCCACAACCACAGCCGCCTCAACGGGGGCTTCGGCGGGAATTTCGGTGGGTTGGGCGTTCTCGTCCATAGCTTGAAAAAGGCCGTTTCCGCAAGCGGGGTTTTTAACCAGGTCGGCTCCGTAAAGTTCACAAACTCTCGCCGCATAGGCGACGATGTCATCGGCAACTACCTGTGCAAGGGTGCCATCCTGATCATCCTCGTCGTCATCCGGTTCCATGTCGGCCCCTTTGACCGGATCGGGGGCGTTCATGAAAGAAATCGAAATGCCGAAATTGCTCGGCATGGTCTCGGCCATTTCAAGGATCGTGGCAAAACTCTCGTGGGTTTTGAGCAGGTAAAGGTCACCGCGTACCTTTTCCCCATCGAGGTAGACATCGCGGATGGCTCCTACGAGATCCTCAATCCCGGTGCCGTGGTCAAAGTTCACAGGAACGCCGTCGGCAAATGCCTGGGCGGCGACCGCAACTTCGGAAAGCGTGGTGTCATCGACAATGATGGGTTCCCCAAGGAAGGTATGTCCCTTGGCAGGTCCCTTGCTGATCAAACTGACTCCACGAAGCACTCCGGCCTCGGCATCAATGCGCGAGTCTGCTGCTACGGAAAATAAGGAAAGTTTGCTCATTCTGGATTTCCCACGAGTGTCAAATCTGGCGTGACGGGGCTGCCGGGGGCCGGTGGGAAAACTTCGGCAACGGAAAGCTGCACTCCCTCTTCCTTGGCAATCTGTTCGACGAGCTTTTTCCTGCGTGCAGCAAACCGGACAATGTCCTCGTCCTGACGGTCAGCGTCCAAGCCCTGCAAAGCGTAATAGCGTTGGGGAGATATCTGACCGCGAAGCAAAAGGTCACTGAGGAGGCGTCCTTCCCTGGCAAAATCGACACTGATCCGGGCGGGAGGCGTCAGCTCGCAGCGCCACCAATCGGATCCATTTCCCGGCATCGGCAACCGTCCTGCCTCAATCTCCTGCCAAACCCAGAAACGCCAGAAAGGAAGCGCAAAAGAATGCGAGATCACGTCGCGGATCTCATCGAGCTTTCCGCTGGCTTCTTCCAATATCCAACGCTGATTCGCACCACCGGCATCGGTGGCATCAAAAAGGAACTGGCTGCTGACGCCCAACCCGACGGCGATTTCTTCTTTCAAGGTATTGAGAAACTCACGGATGTTGGATGATGGATGATTATTAATAAGACTCTCTACACGCTCACCTGGCTTGAGCTGCGGGATCACCGATCCGCTGGTAATGATGTCGTGGGTCATTGTCCCGGTGCCGCTGCCACCGGATCCCTTGACCAAAGCGGAACCCAACCCAATGGAACCGGCCTCCGGGGATGTAATGACCAGACCAAGGGATGCCCCAAGCTTGGCGCTGGCTTTTTCCGAGGCAAGGTACTCCGCGATATCCTGCAACGTCTGGGCGGCACGGGCCAGATGGCTGGGGGCACGCACGCCTCCAAGGCGGTAGGCCATCTTGACCTGAGTCATGTCATCCGCGCTGACATCGGTGTAATCATCGGAACCGGGAGCGGTTAAAACCCTCCAACGGGTTGGCCGTCCACGGGAATCGACCTTAGCCCCATCGTTCCATCCATCCTTTTCATCGCCCTGGACGCTGCCGACATTTTCCCCAGGGACGAGGCGGAACATGGCGCGGCCATTTTTGCTGACGGTGCGCTGCCAAAAGACATCACCGGCCAAAGTCATGCTCTTGGTAAGCAATGTCTGGGCTTGGTAAAAATTCACATTCCCGGAAACATCGACACCAAAGGCTGAATTTCCACAGGCGTCCTCAAAGGCACGCTCGGCCATTCGGTTCCACTTTTCATCAGCAGTGCGAGCTTGCGGAACAAGAGGACCGACAAGGCGTGAAATCTTATCCACGGCACCACCGGCCAAACCGGAATTATTATACAACCAGTATGCCTTGCGGCATAAGCTCAAACGGGATCCGGAAACGAGATCCTTGGACGCATCCAGAGTCGGTGCGTAGATCCACATGCGGTTTGTGGAATAAAGATTATTCCCAGCCTCATAAGCCGCAAAATCGGATTGTTTTCTAGGGCGGCCAGCACCGACTCGGGCACCTCCGCGTTTTGATTTTGATTTGGTAGGTGTCGCCATAAGAGGCGATCACTTGTCAAAAAATCAAAGAAATCAAAGGACCGCCACCGTGCGTCCGTAATCGACGCGGGTGCAAAGCTGTCGGGACTGAAGCGCCGTGCCGTCAGTGTTCAAAGGGGCATCACCTTTTTCGGCACGCACATCCATGACCACGCCGAGGTAAAGCCATTTCGGAAATGCTACCTCACCATTGGCAGATCCGCCGTCGGCTGCCGTGCCGGTGATGGTTACCTCCTCGGAAGCGGAGGCAAAGATGGAGTCGGATAGTGCCTTCAGCTCCTCGATGCTCTTGTATCGGAGGTATGATTTGATTCCGGAGACCTTCTGATGGTCAAAGGTAGCGTTGGTGCTGGAAGCCATGCATCGCTAGGGATGTCAAAGTTTCTCCCGAAGGATGGCCCAGCCGACGCAGTGGAGCTTGGTACAATCCCCGTAGTGGTCGTTCTCCAATTTCTTGAACTCGTAGGGGGTGGTGCGGTTGTTCCTGTTCTCGACAAGTACCTGACCGCTCAGGCCTGCAATGAAATCGCGGGTGACATCCTCGGGAAGATGAAGCAGAGGGGGTAGCTTCTTTTGAACCCGATCGATATAGAGGTGCATTTTCCAAACATGATCCGAATAGCTATAAAGAATGGATCCGACTCCGGGGAGGGGTGATACGTGGAATTGCTTGAAGGTGGCACCCCCGCCCTTGCTTGGATAGAAGAGGCCTTCCGATCTTCCGCAGACGGAATAGACTCTCTCGGTGAAGAATCCCGAATCGATAAGTCCAGCCATCGGGCGTACCTGGGTGACGCCGTCGGGCATGAGGTAGGTTCTGGCTGCCAAGAATGAATCACTGACCAATTCATCGACCTCGGCGACTTCACCCCAATCAATCACCCAGCTTTCTCCGGACATGATCCGAGCCTCGACGGTCCAATGCGTCCGGGTGCCACCCGGATCGGCGCAGAGGGTAAGGATAGGAGTCTGTCCATCAATGACCGCCGCCGCCGGGATCTGGCGCTGACGGTAGTCGCTCCGGAGATCGAGGAGGCTGTCATCCTTGACGGTGGTTGCCCGGTCTTCCCACGGCAGTCCGAGATAGGTGTTGTAAAAATCATGGAGGCCACCGGGGCTGTCGCGTTTTTGGAGGAAGAGTTTGGCAAGTTCTCCCCAGCTCGATTGCGGGGAATACATGGCATTGAGATGGCAGGAGATGTGATCTCTGGGGGCGGCAATGTTCCCGGCAATCCATCGACCGGATGCCACGAGGCGGCGTTGCATTTCCTGTGGCCAGAGGGATCCGCATGCTTCGCACTGGTAGCAGGCTGTATCCGAAACGCCATCGAGGTCCCAGACGCCATCCGCTCCACGCAGCTCGTCGGACCATTTTACCTGCTCAAACCGAAGGTGCTGGCTTTTTCCGCAATCGGGGCAATCGACGTGGTATCTGTGTTGGCTGCCGGAAAGAAATTGGCTGTAGATTGCTCCGGTGGCAACCGTGGGCGTCGATACCAGGACACGCTTGCAAATGGAGCGGTAGAAGTTGGTTCGTGCCATTGCCAGCTCCAGCGATGGAGCTTCGGTGGCGGAGGCGTCGGGCCATTTGTCCACCTCGTCGCAAAAAAGGTAGCGGGTAGGGCGGGAGGCAAGGTTGGCTTCGGAATTGGAACCGACTAACTTGACCGTGCAACTCTTGAACTGCATTTCCGTTTTTTTGAAAAGATCGGGATCATCGGGAAGCAATGGCCGGAGCGCGGCACACGATTTTACTCGTGGGATAAGTTCACGTTCGCTCCATGATTTTGCATTCTCTCCAGTGGAAGTGACGTACAGGACGGGACCCGGATCCTCGGCGACAGCGTATTGGATGAGGTTGGCAAGAAGGGTTGTTCCGCCGATCTGGGCGCTCTTTACAAAAGTGATCTGCCTGATTGCCCGATCACCGAACCAGAGATGAAGCTGCCTGAGGTAGGGGGTGAAATCACAGTTGAATCTCCCAGGGCGCGGAGAGAATCGGGGATCGATGACGATCTCGCGTTCAGCCCATGTCAGAGGGTCGGGACGCTCCTTCGGTTCCCACATCGAGGCGAGGTCGGCCTCAAGTCGTTGCAGGGCCGGTGACATCAGCGGACGTTTCCTTTTGGTTCCACGGGGTTGATGCAGCCGCAGCCGCCAGCTCACGAAGGATCGACACCACTTCCTCCCTGACAATCCCCGAAACATCGACGGGAGATTCGATACGGGATGCCAAAACGTCAGGAAGGTTTTCCATAAGTTGCTTGGCCATTGCCATGTTACCCAGGATGAATTCGGAAACTTTGGAAACTTCGACGAGTTTTCCGGAAGCAGTTGCCAGTTTTAGGTTGTTTTCCGAAACGAGGGTCCAGAGTTTGTGCGCTTCGATGGATGCTTTCAGTAATGTCGGAAGGGAATTCATGTCACCCCTGGCTTCAGCCTGATCACAGAGATTAGAAAGACGGGCATGACGGACGGCAGCGGCCTGTTCGGTCTCTTCAGGCGTCATGGGCTTTGCATTTGCTTCGGGTCGTGCAAAAGAAAACTGAGAATCTTGTGCGCGAGAACGGAGGAAATCCCGCCACCGAGGATCATCGAGGTTCCGCCAGTTACGAACGGCGCGGACGGAAACGGAATGAACTTTGGCGCATTCCTCAATAAGGGCAGATTCGTGACGTGATTTCCGCATTCGTTCCGAGGAATGTCAAAGGAAGCATACGGAACGATCAAGGAACGGAAGGAAAGGGATTGGTTCCCTAATGTCTGCAACCAACACGCTTAAAAATAACGCGGGCGGCAAC